AATCACCGATAAAAATTCCGTTAATTACAGCACGGAATTTCTGGGAATTATTCAGGCCTTCAATAATTACTTTGGTTCTCAATCTAAACTCCAAGGTTTCATTACACACACAATTGCAACAACAGCGGCCACACAGCCGAGAATTTCGAAAACTATCACTTGGTATATCCTCTTGCATATTTCGGGACCATTGCAACACGCTTCGAAATTTTCACTTTTTTATAATCACAATCGAGGAAGGTTTCGGCAGCCATCGCAAACTCGGCTTCTTTTTCAAGCTTCGCAATTTTCGCCATAATCTCAGCATAGGTCGGAACAGGCATCGAAGCAGCAGGATTCTTACGCTTCAGAATATCAGCCGGGGACACTTTTTTGACCTGGCTCATGGAAGTAATAAACAATTTAATATCCTTTTCTATCGTCAACACACCAATTCTATCAAAGGATGCGGCATTTGTCAAGAGGTCGGATGGGGCTGGTGCAAAAAAACAACAGTCCGGAGGCGAGTCCTGGTCTATGTGAGTGAGTACTTACTTACCAGTCGGAGGCTTCAGTATAACCGTCAGGTACGCTGCGGTCAAGGTCTGGAATATCGATAGTATAATCTTCGGCCGTCAGAGAGGCCAGAGAGGTGCCAAATTGTTTCTGCTTGGCAACGGCTTCGGGAGTTTTATTATATTCTGCTGCAACCTTTCGCATATTCTCTGAGACCTTCTGCGAGTATTCTGGTCTATCACGGTTCGCACAAGACTGGCCGCAATATGGGCCACGTTTTCGGTGCAGCTTCTTACAGAATTTACAGTTTTTTTCTTTATATTGGCCCATTCTTCACACAGGTTTTTCATGGTTTCCGATACTATTCGGTTGCTGCTCTTACTTATACCTAGGTTTTAAACTCTTTTTCTCATAGGTATTTCGATATTCTAATTCTTCCTTAAATATCACTTGTTGGCCTCTGTCCATATAGTTTACACAAGCCCACTCAATATAATGGTCGGGTAATTCAGATACGGTACGGCCTTTATACTTACCCCATGCCATCTTGGTCATTCTACGGTTTACATGGTCTTTATTCATTCTCCCTCCATTCCTTTCTCATGGTCTTATACTGTAGATTCTCTGCAGCTTTTCTACGGTATTCTAAAAAGATTGTAGCGGATTCTGCATAGTGGCAGGTGGCATGGTCTTTCTCTTGCGGTTTGATAGATCGGTCAGAATTATACTTTTTTCCTGAGTGATGGTTGGCATATCTTCTGGATCTTGTAAATCCCATTTCTAAGAATTTACGGCACATATCGGCACCAATAAAATCGTTTTTGGAAATAAAAGACAGGAACATTGTATAGATTTTCTTGGCGGATTTGGTGGCTTCGTTTGGTGTTTTAAATCTCCAATATTGGCAGATTTCGTTAGTGTATGGTCGGACTAATAAAACACCTTGCTCACCACGGCCTATACGATAATATGGCCTGGTTTTGGAATCGGTGAAGTCTAAGTCGGTGTATGGCAGGTTATAATCAAATTCTTTCATTACAGAAATACATCATTGATCTGGCGATTGACACGAATAAAGGTTGTGCATTTTGGCAATTGTTTTAAACTTGGCGCACCGACATAGGTACAGGTTGACCTTAGGCCGCCAAGTAAATCTCTGACGGTATTTTGAATTGGTCCTTTATATGGTATCTCTACAGTACGGCCTTCGGAGCTTCGATACTCGGCCACACCGCCATGGTGTTTTTCCATTGCAGTATCAGAACTCATACCATAGAATGTTACTTTACCATTTTCGATATGACCACCGCCTTCATCATGGCCTGCAAACATACCACCCACCATTACAAAGTCAGCACCACCACCAAAGGCTTTAGCAACGTCACCAGGACAAGTACAGCCGCCGTCAGCAATAATATGCCCGCCAAGGCCGTGAGCAGCGTCAGCACATTCGATAATGGCCGATAATTGAGGATATCCGACTCCAGTTTGGATACGAGTAGTACAAACACTACCAGGCCCAATACCAACTTTAATAATATCTGCTCCACGTAAAATTAACTCCTGTGTCATATCTGCGGTAACAACATTACCTGCAATAATTGTTTTATTGGAAAAGTTTTTTCGGACTCTTTCAACAAAGTCACCAAAATGCTCTGAATAACCGTTTGCAATATCAATACAAATAAACTGTATTTGTGGTTGAGACTGCATTATAATTTCAAGGCGACCAAATTCATTCTCGCTCGTCCCTGTTGATACAGCAAAGGTGTTTGCATCAAGATCAGGACAATTTATATTGTGATCGCCAATGCTATAGGCCTTGACCAATACAGTAAACAGTTTATGGAAGGCAAGAGCTTTAGCCATATTCCATGTACCAACACCATCCATATTTGCGGCCATGATTGGTATGCCAGACCAGGTTTGTTTACTATGGCGAAAGGTGTAGGTTCTTTCTAAATTTACTTCTTTGCGACTACTGAGTGTGGATCGTTTTGGTCTTATCAATACATCACGAAAATCTAATTTAATATCTTCTTCAATTCTCATAGTAAAGTCCTTTAAATTGCAAATTTCTCTTTGGCGTGTGATATAAGTGGTGGATAGTGGCCTCTGCGACAATCAAATTGGCGGCAGGCCTTTGGTCGAATGTCATAGATCGAGCATTTACCATCAATAAACATACCACAACCACCTTCCTTTTTACGATAAAGTGTAATGACAATATTGGCGGAAGGGTTTTCTTTTAACTGATGATCCGTTGGATTGACCAGACTGATTGGATATAATCCTGATGCAATTTCTTCTTGTGTCAGCATCGGTGCCAATAATTCACAGCATTTGGTACAGGTGCCACATGGTACATCGGATATCGGTTCATCAGAGGTAACCGCACTTAGAACCACAGGCATATTCGAATATCGATTCATTAAAAATCACTTTCTAGCAAAGTACGAGACTGTATATCAAAATGCCTTTCGATGGCATTTTTGGCATATTCTAATGAAATATATTGACCAAGATAATGCTCATTGGTAGGAGTTTTATATATCTTTGAGACCCATATATTGGTGTGCGATATATTGTGGACTTGGCCTACAATCAGGCCATCTTTGGTATTGTAATAATAGTAGCAACTAATATTGTTACCACCTTCTTTCCAATCATAATTTTTCATTCATTACGCCATTCACAAAATGTATTGTATTTTAATTTAGGGTTTTGTTTTATATAAACTTTCCATGCTTGGGTACAATCATTAATATTTACTCTTGGCCCTAAATCGGTTGTGACACCATTAATAACCAGAACAAGCACCCATGTTTTCAACATTTAATTGTTCCTTAACATATTGCAAGCCTTTATAGGCCAGAATTTCATCGGTCATACTATTAATAGATATTCGGATTCTATCACAATCTGTTGACAATAAAGGCAATATATGAGTTCGAATAAAGAATATTGCCTTATCACCAAGAGGTATGGTAACTTGCCTTTCGGCTCGATAATACATTTGATGTACCGTTTCATTTGACCACGGCTTCTTTACAGATGGCCTTTGGTTTAAATTCGGTGTATTTGATACAGTCCATACAGATCGCACAAATGGTCCTTTTTGTGTAATCATTGTGGCAATACTATCAGCCGCCGACATGATGAGTTTATTATCGGCCACAGGTTGGTGTATCTCAGCAAAGGTCTTATTAATCTTTTCTGCTGGATCCCAACCAGATGGAAAACACACAGATGCTATTTGCATGGATAATTTACCATCAGCATTTGGTGCCCATATCACAAAATCTTCTTGATATTTTTTGGTGGCCTCGCTGAAATCATTACACTTTAAATAATTCAAAATGTTTTCATGCAATTCTTCTGTTACATTGTTACCAAATATTGGCGAACATAATTTTTTCTTTTGATCAATGTAATCATCATATTGATCATCTTGATATGTTATGGGCTCGGAATCAGAAAGAGGCCTCATATTGGGCCTCATTCGGTATGGTACTTCAATGTCAAAAGGTATCACGGTGTTTGTTCCGTTTCTGTACCATTTGGTTTGAAATCCTTTAATACATTTTCTACACAATCTTCGGTCGATAAAATGTCCTGATAATCATTTGTATATGCGTCAGGATTTGGTAGATCACTATAATGATCCCAAGATGGTTTTTTAAATATCATATCCCAATTATTTTCAAATGTCTTGCGATCAACAGAAAATGGTCTTGGTGCTGAACCTTTTCCACCATCACTCATACTATCTCCTCGGCTTTGGTAGATTTGGTAATTTTTTCCATTCTTCTATCCATTTTTCATGCTCTTCTACTTTTCTTTGTACTTCAATCATTTTCTCTGTTTGTTTGTCATTCATGCGATCAATGCGGTCACGGTAATCATCTACCTTTTTATCAATTGAATTCAGTCTGGCTTCGGTAATCACCAAGCGTTCTTTAAAATAGTCTACATCGGCACCACGGGTGATATTAAACATAATGGACACGGAGGCAACGACAAAGGCGGCCAGAAGAAACATGGCCAACAAATTGATCTTTTCTGAATCGGTAAGAGATTTTATTTCGGTAATAAGAGATTTCATATTGGAAGTATAAATGATAAAAATCGTGTTGTCAAGTATTTAGATAGAATAAATAGGTAATTAATCAACCAAGAGGCAACCATGGCACTTACCAAGATTCAAGGTCAAAACATACAAGATTATGCAATTGATACCAATAAACTCTCAAATACTGCCGTGTCGGCTTTTGCTCAATCCCTTGCACCTAAAGTTACAACGGTAAATGTTGCCAATAGTGCCTATACCGTACTGGATGATACAGCAGTAAATATTGGCGGTGGTTATATTGTTGTAACGGGTTCAGACTTTCAATCTGGTGCGATTGTGTTGGTTGATACGACACAAGCCACTTCAACAACATTTGTCAATAGTACAACTCTCAGAGCAGAATTACCGGCTAAATCTGCCGCTTCTTACAATATCTATGTGGTAAATCCAGACGGTGGCACAGGTATTCGTGTCAATGGTGTGACATTTTCAGGGACACCAACGTGGGTTACTTCAAGCCCGCTATCAAATCAATTAGCAAATACTTCCTTTAATGTAAGTTTAAGTGCTACGAGTGCAACAAGTTATTCTAATACCACAGCATTACCAGCAGGAACACAATTATTATCGAATGGATATTTTTATGGTACAGTTACTATTGGTGCAGAGACAACATATAGCTTTACTGTGAGGGCTACAGACGCAGAAAATCAAGATGCAGACAAAACATTCAATGTTACGGTTACGGTTGCGCCACAGTATCAATTATGGTTATGGGGACGTAATAATTTTGGCCAGCTAGGATTTAATGATATAGTTGATAGATCCAGTCCAGTCCAAGTAGGATCTGGTACTAATTGGAATTTGGTGAGTATCGGAAGTTATAACACCATGGCTACCAAGACTGATGGTACTTTATGGACATGGGGATATAATATTCGTGGCCAACTAGGACTTGGAGATACAGTATATAGATCCAGTCCAGTACAAGTAGGATCTGGTACTAATTGGAATTTGGTGAATATTGGAGAATATAGCACCATAGCCACCAAAACTAATGGTACTTTATGGACATGGGGAGGTAATATTCGTGGCCAGCTAGGATTTAATGATATAGTACATAGATCCAGTCCAGTCCAAGTAGGATCTGGTACTAATTGGAATCTAGTGAGCATTGGAACCTCCTATAACACCATAGCCACCAAGACTGATGGTACTCTATGGACATGGGGAAGTAATCAACGAGGCCAGCTAGGATTTAATGATATAGTTGATAGATCCAGTCCAGTCCAAGTAGGATCTGGTACTAATTGGAATTTGGTGAGTATTGGAGCTTATAACACCATAGCCACTAAGACTGATGGTACACTATGGATATGGGGATATAATAATAATGGCCAGCTAGGACTTGGTAATATAGTTGATAGATCCAGTCCAGTCCAAGTAGGATCTGGCACCACATGGAGTGAGGTGAGTATTGGAGTTTATAACACTATAGCCACCAAGACTGATGGTACACTATGGATATGGGGACGTAATGATCACGGCCAGCTAGGACTTAATGATAGAGTATATAGATCCAGTCCAGTTCAAGTAGGATCTGGCACCACATGGAGTAAGGTGAGTATTGGATTTTATAACACCATAGCCACCAAGACCGATGGTACTTTATGGACATGGGGACGTAATAATCGTGGCCAGCTAGGATTTAATGATATAGTAAATAGATCCAGTCCAGTCCAAATAGGATCTGGTACCACATGGAGCAAGGTGAGTATTGGAAAATACAACACCATAGCCACCAGAACCGCATAAAATCATGCCACTTACCAAAATACAACCCCAAAACATACAAGATTATGCCATTGGTACGACTAAACTATCCAATACTGCCACCGTAGCCTTTACACAAACATTGGCACCTAAAATTACTTCTGTCAATGTTGCTAATTCTTCTTATACAATATTAGATGATACTGCCGTAGATACTGCTGGTGGTTACATTGTGATTAATGGGTCAGAGTTTCAATCTGGTGCCACAGTATTCATTGACACTACACAGGCCACGGCAGTTAGTTATGTGAATTCAACAACATTAAGAGCACAAGTACCTGCTAGATCAGCTGCATCATATAATCTTTATGTAATTAATCCAGATGGTGGATTTGGTATTCGTGTAAATGGTGTAACATATTCTACATCACCAACATGGGTTACAGGCAGCACTTTATCAAATCAATCAGCCAATGTATCCTTTAATGTATCATTGAGTGCTACTGGTGCCACAACATATTCCAATACTACAGCATTACCAGCTGGTACACAATTACTCAGCAATGGATATTTTTATGGTACTGTAACGATTGGTGCTGAGACAACATATAGCTTTACTGTAAGAGCCTCTGATGCTGAATTGCAAGATTCTGATAGGACATTTAATGTTACGGTTACGGTTGCGCCACAGTATCAATTATGGACTTGGGGATCAAACGGTAGTGTGGGAAAATTAGGAATAAGTATAAATGATGGATTTAGATCCAGCCCAGTTCAAGTTGCTGGTAATGATTGGAGTGAAATAAACACTTTTGATTATCAATCTGGATCAATAAAAACAGATGGAACTTTATGGACATGGGGAAATAATAGCTTTGGTAATCTAGGACTTAATGACATGATTAATAGATCCAGTCCAGTCCAAGTAGGAACTGGTACTAATTGGAGCAAAATTAGTATCGATAATGCAATGTTTGCTATCAAAACAAATGGTACTTTATGGTCTTGGGGAGATAATAATTATGGCCAGCTAGGACTTGGAGATCAAATTAATAAATCTAGTCCAACACAAGTTGGCTCTGCTACTAATTGGAATATTATTAAAGAAAGATATGGTGATGCAATTGCTCAAAAAACTGACGGTACTTTGTGGACGTGGGGATCTAATCTTAGAGGAAACTTAGGACTCAATCAAACAACTGCTAGATCTAGCCCAACTCAAATAGGATCTTCTACAGATTGGAATTTGGTTGATATAGGATATCGATCAAGTGGGGCTACTAAAACAAATGGTACTCTGTGGACATGGGGAGTTAATACTAATGGTTCATTAGGACTTGGAAACGCAATTGATAGATCCAGTCCAGTCCAAGTAGGAACTTCTACTAATTGGAATCTGGTGAGTGTTGGTGTCTACAGCCCCGCAGCCACCAAAACAGATGGTACTCTATGGCAATGGGGTAGAAATAATGCTGGCCAGCTAGGATTTAATGATATAGTAAATAGATCCAGTCCAGTTCAAGTAGGAACTGGTACTGATTGGAATAAAATTAGTAGTGGTCTATATTTTACGTTAGCGACAAAAAATAATAATACATTATGGGCATGGGGAAGTAATAGTGGAGGAGAATTAGGCCTTAACGACAGAACTCCTAGATCTAGTCCAGTACAGTTGGATTCTAGTAAGTGGATTTCAATAAATGCTGGATACCAGAACACTATGGCTATCAAACAAGCATAACAGAGAACAAATATGTCACTTACACGAATAACATCAGATTTTAAATCTCCAACTCTAAATGAGGATCTAAGTCGCAAATATAGTTAATGAATTTTACTGCATCATCTTCATTGTCGAAATAACGAATAATGGTCTGACCAGTAAATGGTGAAATTAAGAATAAAAGAATATTGTGAGAATGGTAGGTGGAAAACTTAATCCACCAACCATTTCTATTGACAGGCAACCAAGAACGAGTATTATTTGCTATTTGCAGATACCGTTGAAAGTTGTTTTCCTGCTTTTGTAATTGCTTCTTTTGCATATTCCGTGCCTTTATTTACAGCATCTGCTGCACTCACAGTATATGTATAAAAGAATTTGTCTGTAACAGTATTAAAAAACTTCAAAGTCTCTTTAAATACCGAGTTCTGATAGTCGATGGTTTGAATGGCCACATCAGTAGATTTGGCAACGATTTCATCGATTTGTGGTACTTTAGCGTTTTTAAAATAGTCAAACATGTGAATCTCCTTTAGACGATTGATTGAGTTTATTCCATAAATCTACGGGTTTTTTTATAATATTCGGCACGCTTCATTTGGCCTTCAATCATAGAATCCCACAGCATTTGTAGAAAAGATTTAAATTTCAATAACATTGTAACCTCCTTAAGCATTACAATATTATTTAGTATATTTTATGTTGCAACCGCACATTTTTGTGGCAAAGATGATGTAATTCTACCAGATGATAAATAAATGTGGTAATCTTGGTATTGGCGTACCAAGAAACCCGGTCGGATCAGGCTGTCCCACATAACTATCTATATCAGTCGGAGATAACTATGAATTGTCTAATTTGTAATAAACCCATTTTTCGCAAAAACAAAAAAGCTTGTTCGCCTTCACATGAAAAAATTATTGCTGCCAAAATTGGCGCAGGTTATTTTCACGAACATAGAAACAAACAAAAACCACTATGGCGTGACATTAATAAAATAAGCGAAATCTATGATGAATGTAGAAGAATAACAGAACAAACAGGAACTCCACATCATGTGGATCACATAATACCCTTACGTGGTAAAAATGTCTCTGGATTGCACGTACATCAAAATTTGAGAATTATTTCATCAGATGAAAATCAAAGAAAAAATAATAAATTTTTACCTGAATTATTGTGAAATGAAGCTGAAAATATTATAAGTATCGGTGTCCGGTTTGAAATTAAGATGCTTTAGCTTTAAGGTGGTCCTTCCGAATCCTACAGGACACCCACTCATTATAGTATGAATCATTCATCAGAGCGTGGCGGTTGAAAATCTCAAAAGTTTCCCAATAAGAACACTCACTACGACTTTTACAGAGGTGTAAAATCTCTCTAGTGTATTGATCTGCACCTTTTTCTTTTACTTCCTCTTGTAATTTCTTATTACTTCCCCAATAGTTTTCCCAATCAGAGGCGACACGAATTCTTTTCTTTTTACCTTTTACTTGTTTAGTTTTAGATTTAGTAAAGAATTTCTTGCCAATATACTTTCGGCCAGTTTTGTTGTGAGTGATGAGATAGACAAAGCCAAAGAACCCTTCGGTTTCTTCGGCTGTTATCTCATTGATGGTATTATGAAAGTACCAGGTCATTCATCATCATCAACTTCTTCATGTTCCGTAATATATTCTGCACAAAACGGACAATGGAGTGGATCAGTTTCAGTCTGATCCTCATCGTATTTAATCGTAAACTCAGAACCACAATTATCGCATATATGATGTAGATTTGTCATATTAACACCATGAAGATTTCTTTTCACCAAAATAAGGTCTTGCGTGGCCATTGGCGATTAGTAATTGCGATAAACGCTGACCATTAATAACCACATCACCAAGCACACGGCCGCCATATTTATCATGGTCTTTTAATTCAATCAATACTTGTTGGCCAGATTGATATGCACGATTCAATACATCTTTGGTAAATTGTGTGGCTCTCTGTGCAGCTTCATTTTCTTTTGGACATAATGCACGATGGCCTTTTTCTGGTGTATCAACGCCTAATACACGAATTGATAATTTCTTTGGTAATGGATCAGGCATAAATGGTACATTAAATTCTACGGTATCACCATCAATAACACGGGTGATTTGCCAATTATATGGATTGGCCATGGCGGTTGAACCCATCATAACAAGAATTGTAAATAATAGTTTTTTCATTTCTCTCCCTTACAAATTAAATTTTTATCACATTTTTCCATTGTGCCATCTTGTGTATTCATGCGTATAATAGTACCTTCTGAATCAATATTGAAGGTGTATTTGGCATTGTTTACCTGAGGCATCATTACTTGATAACCTAATAACAAAGTCATAATTAAAGTTAAACCAAACATTGTGAATTCTTTTTCTTATAATCTTCTATGGCCGCTTTGATTGCATCTTCAGCCAAAATTGAACAATGTATTTTGACTGGAGGGAGCGCCAGCTCTTCGGCGATTTGAGTATTCTTAATAGTTGATGCCTCATCAAGAGTTTTACCCTTGACCCATTCCGTGACAAGAGAACTGCTTGCAATTGCGGAGCCGCAGCCATATGTCTTAAACTTCGCATCAGTAATAATTCCTTCATCATTCACCTTTATCTGCAATTTCATTACATCGCCACAGGCTGGAGCACCAACCATACCTGTACCAATTTTCGTTAAATCTTCTGTTTTTGCAAAAGATCCTACATTTCTAGGATTTTCATAATGGTCTATTACTTGAGCTGAATATGCCATTTTTAAACTCCAAAAGATGAACCACAACCACACTTGGTTGTTACATTAGGATTTTCCATAACAAATTGTTCACCGCCTAATTCTTTTTTATATTTAACTGTTGTGCCTTGCAAATATTGTGATGACATACTATCAACTAATAATTTTATATCATCTTTCACATCAAAAACAAAATCATCTTCATTGATGGCATTGTCCCAAGTAAAACCATATTGAAAACCAGAACAACCGCCACCTTGAACAAATATGCGAAGGCCTTTTACTTCAGGATCATTTTCTTCTACATATAACTCTGCAATTTTGTTTATTGCTGTTTGATCTATTGTGATCATGCTGCTTTGCCCCATACATCTTCCCAATCACCAGACAATGCACCTTTTGCATAATCAGTTACACGATTCTCAAAGAAATTGCCGTGAATTGGACTGTTAATCATTTCTTCAACCCATGGTAGTGGGTTCTTTTTAACTTTAAAAATACCTTTCATACCAAGGCTAATTAGTCTACGATCAGCAATATATCGAATGTATTGTTTCACTTCATCTGATGTTAGATTTTGCATTGGTCCCATATCAAATGCAAGGTCAATGAATTTATCTTCTAATTCAACCATTTTACCTGCAATAGTATATATCTGACCTTTTAACTCATCATTCCAAATCTCTTTGTTTTCTTCAATATAGGTTCTAAACAACTTAATCATTGATTCTGTGTGCATGGTTTCATCAACAATTGACCATGTAACAATCTGTCCCATGCCTTTCATTTTACCATGTCGTGGAAAATTCAATAACATAATAAAAGAACTAAACAACTGCATACCTTCTGTAAATGCAGAGAATACGGCAATATGTTTGGCTGTGTTTTCTTTACTTGAATTTTGATTAGAAATATCTAGAATGTATTCGTGTTTTTGTTTCATTGCATCATATTCAAGAAACTGATTGTACATAGTTTCTGGCAAGCCAAGAGTTTCAATTAAGTGTGAATATGCAGCCACATGTAATGCTTCACGAGCCGCAAAGCCAAGAAGCATCATACGAACTTCTGGTTGTGCAAAATAAGGTAAATAGTTTTTAACATAGCCACCAGCAACATCTATATCGCCTTGTGTGAAGAATCGAAAAATGTGTGTAAGAAACTGTTTTTCTTCTTTTGTAAGTTTATTTTTCCAATCTTTTACATCTTCAAGCATAGGCACTTCTGTATGCAACCAATGAATCTGTTCATGTTTTAACCATGCTTCATATGCCCATGGATAATAAAAAGGTTTGAATGAATTTCTTTCTTCTGTTATGTTATGTTTTCTCTTTACCATACTTATTCTCTCTTATAAATTTTTTTGCGATTGATAACGATGACGAAACAACCATGTGCATATCCATGTAGGTATAAAGGCCGCATCGGCCAATGAATGTCACCTTATCATTTTGTATGTCTTTATATTTTTTGTATAACAATTTCGTATTTTCAGTCATCACGGGATAATACTTTTCACCTGTTTCTTTATAGTCGCATGGTTCTTCATATGTAACGGTACTGTAATTCATATTCTCACCATGCATTGGTATTTTTTTCCATTCTGTAACTCTTGTAAATCGACCATCATCTGTAAAATTTACTGTTGTACAAGGCAGTATTTCATCTATGGGTACTGTTATCGTATGAAAATGTATTGATCGATATGGCAATTCGCCATAGCAATAATCATAATATTCATCTATGGCCATCGAATTAAAGATATGATCATATTCATTTTCCATAGATTTATGATAATCACGATTTAAAAATACATTTACACCATCTAATATATTTTCAAACATTTTTGTGTAGCCTTCAACAGGCATATATTGATATTTGTCAGTAAAACAACGATTATCTGATGTATCTCTTGGTTTTACTCTATCAAATACATCTTTACTTATTTCATCGTAATATTGTCCCCACATTTTGCGTGAGTACGGTTCAAAAAATGTTTTAAAAACATCTTCTTTATTTACGACCAATAAAGTATTTCTATTTACTGGAAATGGTACAAATGCACCACTTTTTAATTTAGCTTTTATTTCGTGTTCATATGGTATCCAATCAGTAAATTTAGATAACCATTTAAATACTTCTTCATTGTTAGTATGAAACAAATGAGGGCCATACTTATGCACACGAATACCAAAATCATTTTCAAAATCGTAAGCATTACCTGCTATATGTGGCCGGCGATCAATCACATCTACATAAAATCCAGCATCATGTAATTCTCTGGCCACTACGGCGCCAGCATAACCTGCACCAACAACTAGTATGCGTTTTTGTTCCATAATTCTTGAAAATCGTTACAGAAAAATGAAATATCTTCTTTTGTACTTACATGTATTGCTAAAGTTTTCATGGGCATCAACATAGCTACATCAGGTTTTGTCCATACATTTGATAGACTGGTGCCTTCCCATTTACCATCTATCTCACCTATCTCCATCAATTTATTAAATTCTTCTTTATATTTTGTAATGACAGATTTCTTTATCATAAACGATTCGTGTGTGAACCATGTGGTACGATAGTATCTGTCTGGTCCTGGTGATACAATACATGGTCTGATGTAAGTATCATTAAATAAGTTTTTAGGATGAAAATATAATTGCACAAAATCTTGTGGAAATATGCCAATTTCTGTTTTCATATCAAATGATTGAAAGTAATACCATGCTTCAACCATCTTTCTTATCGAATCATTATAATGTAAATAATCATCCTCTACAATATAAACTAATTCATCTTCAGGTAAAGTATCAATGTAGTCATATGCCACTTTTACTGAATATCGTGACTTTTGTTTACCATTTAGACCTGTTTGATCCCTCTCAGGTAAAAAATTAAATGTTGCTGTTGGTGCAACTTCTTTTATTTTATCTTTAGTACATTCACTTGAATTATCATCTATGATATGTAATGAATATTTACCATATGATTCTAAAGAATTTACTAAAGAAATTAAACAACGAATAATACATTCATCTTTGGCCACTATTCTATCAGTCGCCAAAGAAACTCTATCGCATGTTCTTAATACAACATTAACCTTCACAAGCCAAACACACTTCTTCTGTCGCTAATTGTTTTAAATCAATCTCTTGTATTACTTCACGCTCAATTTTTTTAGCAACTTTATCAGCTTTGGCCAATTTTTCTGAACGACAATAATAAAGAGTTTTCAATCCTTGTTTCCATGCCTGAAAATGTACAGCATGTAAGTATTTTACATTAACATCTGGTCTAAAAAACAAATTGACAGACTGCGCTTGGTCAATGTAACTTTGTCTGTGAGCTGCATGGTCCACGACCCATCTTTGGTCAATTTCCATACTGGTTTTATACACATCTTTTGTCCACTCATCAAGAAACTCAAGGTGTTGAACGGACCCATCATTGGCGATGATAGACGACCAGATTTCGCTGTAATCAAGATTTTTGTCTGCATCACATTTCTCCTTGATGATTTTATCCAAATAACGGTTTTTGTTTAGAAAGGCACCACTTAATGTATCTTGTCGATATGCATTTGCTCTAAAAGGTTCAATACTTGGTGATGTATTGCCCATTATGATTGAAGAAGAAGCGTTAGGAGCAATGGCAAGCATATGACTAAACCTGCGACCAGTACCAACGGCATCGGGAGCCTCTCCCCGTTTGGCACCCAACGAAAGATTGGCAGCATCTAATTTCTCCTTAATATGTTTAAACATTTTATTGTTGGCACTTGTGGCCAAAGCAGATTCCCAAGCAATATTGTTTCGCTGCAAATAAGCATGGAACCCAAGAGCACCAATACCAATAGAACGCTCTCTGCTGGCACTATACTTTGCACGAGCGATAGAAGAAGGAGCATTGTCAATAAAGTACTGAAGAACATTATCAAGCATTTCAGCAACATCGTGCAAAAAGTTTGGATCGTTTTTCCATTCATCGTAATACTCCAAATTAACTGATGATAAACAACAGACAGCTGTACGCTCTTTATCTGTTGGTAAAATAATTTCACTACACAAATTACTTTGTTTAATTGATAGACCAAGTTTCTTTTGAAACTCTGGCATTAAACGATTACTTGTATCAATAAAATGCAAATAAGGTTCACCTGTTTGCATACGAATTTCTAATATACGCTGCCACAATTCACGAGCCGATACTGTATCACGAACCTCACCACTATGAGGATCTTTTAAATGCCATGTATCATCAGCATGTGGATCTAACATACATTTTTCAATTAGATGCATGAAATCATCTGTAACATTAATGCCATGATGCAAGTTCAAGCAACGCATATTCTGGTCGCCTGTTGGTTTCCTCATTTCTAAAAAAATGAGAATATCAGGATGACTAATATCAAGATAAGCAGCGTAAGAACCACGCCTAGTTCTGCCCTGCCTGTAAGCGAGAGAAGAAGCATCATAGGTACGCAAATGAGGCATAACACCAACCGACTTATCATCAGCAGAGCGAATTCCAATTCCAATTCCAACCCCTCCTCCTAGCATTGAGAGCCAATTTACTTCCGCCAGACAATCGACAAGGCCTTCTGCGGAATCATCAAGATACGGGAGAAAACATGAAATAGGCAGACCACGCTTAGAGCGGCCAAAAGATAAAATGGGAGTAGAATAAGAAAGCCAATGTCGAGAAGAATACTCATAAAGCCTTTGCGAGTGTGCAGCATTCGTCCCAAAATGTTTAGATACATATGCAAACCTTTCTTGTGGTGAGTTTTCATCCTCACGCATATAACTCTCTTTTAATCTTTTGATACCTAATTCATCAAACAATGAATCTCTAGTGAAATCTACGGTGATGCCGTGAACAATATCAGACATGCAATACTCCAGTTATTATTATTTTGTTACGAATTCATTTGCCATGGGGAATACCGTGGCAATTATTTCTGCACATTTCTGTGCTATTTCTATATGTTCTTTTTGTGTGCCATTCGCTGAGCGAAGTTGTATGTAGTGTATCCATGATCTTAATGTGCCATTCATGTATAATCTCGAAATTGTAAGTCCTTCAGGCAATACAGCACGAGCTTGTTCTTTTGCTATACCATTATCTATGGCCCATTGATATGCAGTTTTTGCTTCACTTAATACACGATTCTGCATAATTCTCCATGAGTATTTTAATAATTCATCATCTGTTTCAACGGAGTTTTGACGATTCTTTTCATCTTGTAATCTTGCATCCCTTAAAACAAAATCTAAATCTTTAGTTGGGTCGGCGTAACGCTGAGAAAACTCTTGAAAACTAAATGAACGGTGACGAAGCATTTGTCTTGCAATATCTCTTGTGGTTTCTATTTCTAAACACATGTTCACCATTTCAAGTGGTGACCAATGCTGATGCTTAATAAGATAACGAATTAATTTCTCACTAGTTTCTTTGTTGGCTTGGTTGCTAGGATTTGATACTCTCGCACAAAAAGCAACCAATTCTGTTGTGTTCTCAGCGAAATGCATCGCTGGTTGTGTATAACTAATCAATTCAACTTTCATACTTTTTTCCAAAATGTAAACTTGGCTTGTGCCTCAAGACCTTTGAAGGAGTTACTACTTATAATACTTTGTATTTCTGTTTTTGTTTTTCCATTCATGATCATTTCATTTATATCTTTACCAATCAAATTATCTGGCCAAATTACTACAAAATGATCTAATTTGATTGCATTTTGCATCAATTTCATCACTTCTTTATTTCTTGGTTCATTGTCAAATATTAAAATCTTTTTACCTACTGAAATACTTTTTGCTGCAAGTGTAAGATTGGCATCACCGGAGGCAACACAATTATCAATAAACAATGAATCAAGTGGTCCTTCGACAATATAAACATCTTTTGATCGATTGACACGATCCATGCCAAATATCAATTTATCAGTAGATTCTTTTGTTCTTATAGTAACATATCTTAATGTTTTGTCACTCGTTACTAATGCACGGCCAGATACAGCAATCAATTCATTATACGCATCATAAAAAGGAATTACAAGTCGTGCATCATCAAGTAATTGTTTTCCGTGATTTGGTATGAGTGCATCAACAAATTGTTTATAATTTTGTGTAAATAACAATCTTTCATAATGTGATTTATCTATTTTTCTGTGCTTTAGATAATCAAGACAAAAGTGGCCTTCTGGCAGTTTATCACACCATTCTGCGTGTTCAAATGTTTTTGCCTTTTCAAGTTTATCGAACCTTGTTGGTGTAATGTTAAGAATTGTGTTTGCAAGTTTTGAATTATTGGTCTTACCCGATGTGTATCGTTCAAGAGAATACTCTTTGTACAAACTTTCATCTACATGCTTTATAAAATTACCAAGACTTAAACCTGCACCACAATTATGGCAGGTGTAAAACAAATCATTTAATTTACGATAAACATAACCACGAGCCTTTGTTTTATTTTTCTTACTGTCACCACAAATTGGACAGGAGAAATTCCAAAGGTAATCATTCTTCTGCTTGAAATTACGCAGACGAAATGACATTAGACGGACATATTTAGAATCAACTGATAACATAATAAAGAGTATAACAAAAAACTACAACAAAAACAAGTCTATTTGAAAAGTGTACCTAAAACACCTAGATTGACATTACCGATAACCCAACCAAGTGCGATGGCTGCACCGAGGATCATCCATTTATACTTATCGATTTCTTTTAAAGTATCGCTAATTTTATTGCCATTATCTTCCTGGCAAATTATCTTCCGATTTTTCGTGTTGTTCGTGGCGTTGTTCGTGAATGGTTAACATACGAATCATGTTATCATTCATTTCTTGAATCTTTTCTATAGATTCAGATAGTTTCTCGCATACCCTATCAGTTTGTTGAACATCTTTTTCCAACAAACCAACTTTTAATTCGAGAGCATGCATTTTTTCTTCTTCAGGATACATCTTTGTTACACCTTATTGCGGCAATTTGATCGATGAGTGTTTTTAATTCTACCATTCCTTGTTCAATCTTTTCAAGTGCCATTTTAACTTCAATTCTCTCTTGGTGTATATGTTCAATGTATTCTGTTACTGGTTTTGAAATTGTTGGTGGTTGAATTGTGGGATAAGACACAGGATTTATTTTCATAGTTTTGGTGCCTCGCTCTTTTTTGCAAATTTTTCGGATGCAGTAACTCCAAGGCCGGCGATGGCAATATACATCATACCCTCAAACACGTTTGGATCTACCTTTAAATCCCAAATTAAATCTGCAACAAAGGCGATAGCACACAAAATAAATGCGGCGATTGTTACTGCTCTTTTACTGCTGATAAGATCATCTGTACCATCAGATAACATGCTGTGAAACCAATTCACGCCAAAGCACTCACAATTGAAATAGCAGTTGTA